GCTTTTGGTTGTGATAGTTACGATATATCAGGAACTGTAGATGGTGTAGGTTCTAAAGGTGCACTTCACGGTTTAACTAGATTTAGTATGGAAGATGCTCCAGCTAATAGCTTTTTCTTAGAGTACTTAGCAAGACCACAAACCGCAGAGATATTCTTTGAAGACGTTCTAATGGCTTTAGTATTTTACGGGATGCCTTTACTTGCAGAGAACAATAAACCTCGTCTATTGTATTATTTAAGAAGACGTGGTTACAGAGGTTTTAGTATGAACAGACCTGATAAAATATGGAACAAATTATCTGTAGCAGAAAAAGAAGTTGGAGGAATACCTAACTCAAGTGAAGATATAAAACAAGCTCACGCTGCTGCAATTGAAATGTACATACAATCTCACGTGGGTATACAACAAGATGGATCGTTTGGGGATTGTTATTTTAATGAACTATTAAACGACTGGGCTAAATTTGATATAAACAAAAGAACAAAGCACGATGCTTCTATTAGTTCTGGACTTGCTATAATGGCAAACAACAGACACTTATACAGACCAAACGCACCAATGCAAAAACCTAAACTAAACTTAAATATTGCCAAGTACGCAAACAAAGGTAATACATCTAAATTAATCAAAGAATAAATATGGCAGAGTCTGTTATAAAAAGTTATTTTCCTAGTCAAGTTGTAAGCGATGCTGAAAAGTTAAGCTATGATTATGGTTTAAAAGTTGCAAAAGCAATAGAAACAGAATGGTTTTACAACGGTAGTAGTAATACTAAATATTTAAATAATCAAAATAATTTTCATAATTTAAGATTATACGCAAGAGGTGAACAATCTGTACAAAAATATAAAGATGAGTTATCTATTAACGGTGATTTGTCTTATCTTAATTTAGACTGGACACCAGTACCTATAATACCTAAGTTTGTAGATATAGTTGTAAATGGTTTAGCTGAAAGAATGTATGACATAAAAGCTTATTCACAAGATCCTTATGGTGTTAGTCAAAGAACAGAGTACATGGAGGCTTTGTTAGAAGACATAAACATGAAAAGTTACAACGATTTTGTTGAAGGAGCTTTTGGTATTGATTTGTCAAACTCAGATCAAGATACTTTACCTGTTAATGAGGAAGAGCTTGCACTGCACATGCAGTTGACATATAAACAATCTGTTGAAATTGCTGAAGAACAAGCATTAAATGTTTTAATGACTGGCAATCACTATGAATTGATAAAGAAAAGGTTTTACTACGATTTAACTGTTTTAGGTATAGGTGCTGTAAAAACAAATTTTAATACTTCAGAAGGTGCAACTATAGATTATGTTGATCCAGCTGATTTAGTTTACTCTTATACTGAATCACCTTACTTTGACGATATATATTATGTAGGTGAAGTAAAAACAATACCTATAAACGAATTAGCAAAACAATTTCCACATTTAACACAAGAAGATTTAGAAGATATAGTAAGTAACAAAAGTTATCATCAAACAAACTATTCTAATTCTTCTAATTATGCAAATGAAGTTGATAATAACAAAGTGCAAGTTTTATATTTTAACTACAAAACCTACATGAACGAGGTTTACAAAGTAAAAGAAACTGGTAGTGGTGCTGAAAAAGCAATACAAAAAGATGACACATTCGATCCACCATCTGATGCTGCTGATTATTCTAGACTACAAAGAAGTATAGAAACTTTATATGAGGGAGCTTTAATACTTGGTACAAACAAGTTACTTAAATGGGAAATGGCTAAAAACATGATGAGGCCTAAAAGTGATTTTACTAAAGTAAAAATGAACTATTCTATTGTAGCACCTAGAATGTATAAAGGTAAAATTGAAAGCTTAGTAAGACGTGTAACAGGTTTTGCTGATATGATACAGCTAACGCATTTAAAAATACAACAAGTGTTATCACGTATGGTGCCAGATGGTGTTTATTTAGATGCTGATGGTTTGGCTGAGATAGATTTAGGTAACGGAACAAATTACAGCCCACAAGAAGCACTAAACATGTTCTTTCAAACAGGATCTGTTATAGGTAGATCGTTTACGTCTGAAGGCGAGATGAACCCAGGTAAAGTACCTATTCAAGAAATACAATCAGGTTCTGGAGGTCAAAAACTTCAAACTCTTATAGGAAATTACAATTACTATATGCAAATGATTAGAGATGCAACTGGTCTTAACGAGGCTAGAGATGGTAGTATGCCTGATAAAAATGCTTTAGTAGGAGTACAAAAACTAGCAGCTGCTAATAGTAACACAGCAACAAGACATATACTGCAATCAGGTTTGTTTTTAACCTCTCAAGTAGCAGAGTGTTTGTCTCTTAGAATATCTGATATTATAGAGTATTCTCCAACTGCTGAAGCTTTTATACAACAAATAGGTGCTCATAATGTTGCTACGCTAAGCGAAATGCAAAACTTACACTTATATGATTTTGGTATATTTATAGAGCTAACACCAGATGAAGAAGAAAAAGGTTTATTAGAAAACAACATACAGGTTGCTTTAGCTCAACAAAGTATAAATTTAGAAGATGCAATTGACATTAGAGAAATTAAAAATTTAAAATTAGCAAATCAACTATTAAAACTTAGAAGATCTAAAAAAGACGAAAGAGATCAAGAAATACAAATGGCTAATATTCAAGCTCAAGCCGAGGCAAATGCTCAAACACAACAAGTAGCAGCGCAAGCAGAAGTGCAAAAAAATATGGCAATAACAGAATCAAAAGTAGGTTTAGCCCAAATAGAAGCACAACTAGCATTACAAAAACTTCAAGCCGAAGGTGCTCTTAAAAAAGAATTAATGGAGCAAGAGTTTAGTTATAACATGCAACTTAGACAAATGGATAACCAAACCATTAACAAAAAAGAAAAAGAAAAAGAAGATCGTAAAGACGAAAGAACAAGAATTCAAGCAACTCAACAAAGTGAGATGATTGATCAAAGAAATAGTGCAAAAGCACCTAAAAACTTTGAATCCGCAGGTAATGATAGTATAGGAGGCGGATTTGATTTAGGTGCATTTGATCCTAGATAAAAATTATTAACTATTATTATATTATATTATGGCAAAAAAGAAAAAAGAAAAAGCAACTGATGAAGTTGTAAAAGTAGATTTATCTAAAAAAGCTAACGCTGAAGATAATGTTACAAAAGTAAACCTAGACAAACCAATACAAGATGAAACCAAAGAAGAAGTTAAAGAAGATAACCCTGACAACAAGGGAGTGGCTGGAGTCGATGAAAATGCCGATGCCACAGAAAAACAAGAAGAAGTACAACCGGAAGCTGAAACACAGGAAACTCCAGTATTAGAAGAAATAACTGAAGAAGAAGTTAAAGAGCAAACAGAAGAATTAACTGAACAAGTTGAAGAAGCTATAGTTGAAGCTCAAGAAACTGGCAAAGCAATACCTGAAAACGTGCAAAAGCTAATGGACTTTATGGAAGAAACTGGAGGTACGCTAGAAGATTACGTAACACTTAATCAAGATTTTTCTAGTTATGATGATATGACAATTCTTAGAGAGTACTATAAAAAAACAAAATCTCACTTAACATCAGAAGAGGTGGACTTTTTAATTGACGATAGCTTTTCGTACGACGAAGATGTTGATGAAGAAAGAGAGGTTAAAAAGAAAAAAATAGCGTTAAAAGAGCAAGTTGCCAACGCTAAAAGCCACTTAGACGGGCAAAAGTCTAAATACTATGAAGAAATTAAAGCTGGGTCAAAGTTGACTCAAGAACAACAAAAAGCTGTAAATTTTTTTAATAGATATAACGAAGAATCAAAAGAAAACGATGCGGTTCTTGAAAAGCAAACAAATACTTTTAAAATGAAAACTAACAATGTTTTTAACAAAGACTTCAAAGGCTTTGATTACAACGTTGGTGATAAAAAGTATAGGTTTAATGTTAAAGACACTAACAAAGTAAAAGAAAATCAAAGCGATGTTAATAATTTTCTCAAGAAGTTCTTGAATGAAAATAACGAAATGTCAGATGCTAAAGGTTATCACAAGTCTTTGTTTACCGCTAATAATCCTGATGCTGTTGCAAAACATTTTTACGAACAAGGTAAAGTAGATGCTTTAAAAACAAGCGTTGCTAAAGCTAAAAACGTAGACATGAATCCTAGGCAAGAACATGGTGTTGTTGAAATGGGAGGTATGAAGGTAAAAGTATTAGGTGAAACTTCTAATGATTTTAAGTTTAAAATTAAAAACAATAAATAAATTAAAAATTTAAAAAAACAAAATTATGGCAATACAAGGAGGAGATAATTTAAACAAAGTGCCAGCTCCACAAAAGCAAACACTTAATACAAATTATTTAGATTTCAACACAGATATGGGTTGGGCTCAACAATACCTGCCGGACTTGATGGAAAAAGAAGCTGAGGTTTTCGGACCTAGAACAATTTCTGGTTTCCTATCACAAGTTGGTGCAGAAGAAGCGATGTCCGCTGACCAAGTTATTTGGTCTGAGCAAGGTCGTTTACATCTTTCATATACAGCATCGATGATTGATCACGATGCAGGTATTGGAGGTAATTTAGGATGTGAAATAGAAATTTTATTAGACATGGACGGTAACGATCCAAGTTATAATCACGGTATACGTGTAAACGATACTGTTATTGTAGCTGGTGGTACTGGACAAACTTTTAAAGGTATCGTAACTGAAGTTAACACTTCTGGAGGTAACGGTCCAAATATTGAAGTTGTGCCTTACGATGCTGATACTTCAGTTATCGCTAACGGTACTAACAACTGTAGAGTATTTGTTTACGGTTCTGAATTTGAAAAAGGTAGATCTTACTTAACTGCTGCTGGTTATACTGATGCTGGTGCTTATGGTACAGCTACTGATTCAAGAGGTGCTAACGAACCTAAGTTTAAAACTTACTCTAACAAACCAATTATCTTAAAAGATTACTACGAAGTTTCAGGATCTGATACTTCTAAAATTGGTTGGGTAGAAGTTACAACTGAAGGTGGTCAAGGAGGTTACTTATGGTACTTAAAAGCTGAATCTGAAACAAGATTAAGATTTACTGATTATTTAGAAATGTCAATGTTAGAAGGTGTTAAAGCTTCAGGTACTAACGATGCTGATTTATTTATAGGTGGTACTGATGGTGATGCTGCTGGTACTCAAGGTTTATTTGATGCTGTTGAGGATAGAGGTAATGTTACTACTGGTGTTAGTGGTGTTAACGCTTCTACTGATTTAGCTGAATTTGACGCTATTTTAGCAGAATTTGACAATCAAGGTGCTATTGAAGAAAACATGATGTTTGTAAATAGAGCTACGTCTCTTGCAATGGACGACATGTTAGCTGCAATGAATTCTTACGGTGCTGGTGGTACATCTTACGGTGTATTTAACAATTCTGAAGATATGGCATTAAATTTAGGTTTCTCTGGTTTTAGAAGAGGTTCTTATGACTTCTACAAGTCTGACTTTAGATACTTAAACGATAAAGCTACTAGAGGTGGTATTAATGCTGTTGCAGGATCATCTGCGATTAGAGGTATTATTATTCCTGCTGGAACGTCTTCAGTGTATGACCAACAACTAGGTAAAAACCTTACAAGACCATTCCTACACGTTAGATATAGAGCTTCACAAACTGACGATAGAAAAATGAAAACTTGGGTTACTGGTTCTGTTGGAGCTGCTACATCTGCTTTAGATGCAATGCAACTACACATGCTATCAGAAAGATGTTTAATTACACAAGGTGCTAACAATTTCATGTTAATGAAGTAAGCGCAAAACTTTAAAAGAACCGGGGCTTCGGCCTCGGTACTTTTATTTTTATTAATTTTATTATATATTATATTATGGCTAAAAAAGCAAAAAAAGCTTACGCAGGAGATCCTGGCGATGAGCACGTAGAAAAAGTAGTAACACCGGTTATGGAAACACCAAAACCTAAAAAAGTTGAACCTAAAAAACCAACTTGGGAAATAAAAGATAGAATTTATTACTTAAAAGGCAGTAAAAAACCTTTATCTTATATGTTAAAAAGTTCTAATGTTTATTATTTTGATGAAGAAAAAGGTTATGAAAGAGAACTTAAATATTGTCAAAATCAAAAAACTTCATTTGTAGATGAAATGAAAGGAGATCAAAGATTAGAACACATTATATTTAGAAATGGAACTTTGTTTGTTGAAAGATCAAAAACAACTTTGCAAAAATTATTATCATTGTATCACCCTCATAAAGATAGTATTTTTTACGAATACAAAGCAGAAGAATCTGCAGTTCAAGAAGTAGAAACATTAGAACTACAAGCAGATGCAATACTAGCAGCTAGAGATATGAGTATTGAAATGGCAGAAGCTGTTATGAGAGTAGAGTTAGGTTCTAAAGTGTCTAAGATGAGTTCTAGTGAGCTTAAAAGAGATTTACTTATATTTGCTCAACAAAATCCTTCTTTGTTATTAGAACTGGTTAATGATGACAATGTTCAGCTTAGAAATTTTGGTATTAAAGCTGTTGAATTTAAAATTATTAAATTATCTAAAGATCAAAGAAACTTTTTATGGGGATCAAACGATAGAGTTGTAATGACAGTTCCATTTGACGAACACCCATACACTGCTTTAGCACATTGGTTTAAAACTGATGAGGGTATGGATATATATCAACAAATTGAAAAACGATTAAACTAATCAAACTGTAGGAGCGGTCGCTCTACGGGGCGACTGCAAACTACAATAAAAAAATATGGTAAATATAAACACGGTATATCAAACAGTATTAGCTTTAGCTAATAAAGAACAAAGAGGTTATATAACACCTCAAGAGTTTAATTTATTTGCCAACCAAGCACAAATGAGTATTTTTGAACAATACTTTTATGATTTAAATCAATTTTTAAGAATACCAGGTAATAACACTTCACACTCTGATGTAGTAAACTTGTTAGAAGAAAAAATTAGTTTTTTTGAAAAAACAGGTGAATCTGTTGGTAGCGGAACTCAACTACCAAATGATTTGTACCAGCTGCAAGACGTATTATGGCAGGAAAATAATGAAATTTATCAAGTTCAACACGTTGATCAAAAAACGTATTATCAAATGAGACAAGTTTCTCTTGTTAAACCTACAGATAAAAAATTAGTGTATATTAGAGATAGATTTGGAATATCTGTTATAGGTGATAATATAAAAAGTGTTGGAGTAACTTGTAATTATATTTCAAAACCACCAATTGCTAGCTGGACATATGTTGTTGTTAACAAAAAAGCTTTGTATAACGCTAATGCGGCTGATCACGAGCACTTTCAACTACATGAGTCTGAGCAAACTGAACTAGTTACAAGAATTTTAGCTTTAGCAGGTATAACTTTAAAAGATAATAGTTTATTCCAAATAGCATCAAGCCAAACAAACAGTCAAGTTCAACAACAAAAACAATAAAAAATGACAGTAAATCCAAATAGAATTCAAAAAGATTATTATGAAGGAAATGACTATGGAGATTATCAATTTACTTCGTTACAAGATATTATAAATCAATTTTTAGTTGTATACGTTGGAGAAGGAAAAATAATTAGCAAAACAAATAAAATAGATGTTGCTTTTCATGCTCAAAGAGCTTTGCAAGAATTATCTTTTGACACATTTAAATCTGTAAAAGCACAAGAAATAGTTTTACCGCCTTCATTACAAATGATACTTCCTCATGACTATATAAACTATACAAATTTAGCTTGGTCAGATGCTTCTGGTGTACAACACACTATTTACCCAACAAGTAAAACTTCAAATCCATTTAGTATTAGGCAAGATAACGATGGTAATTACGATTTTGGTGGTGCAACTGGTAGTTTTGCTAATTTTAATAACTCAAATTTTTCTACACCATTTGATTCAACTAACGACTGGACTGCTTCTGGTGCTAGAGTTATGTTGGCAAACGCTATTGAAAACCCAAACACTTTAGCTACTATAGATATTTTTAACAGTGCAGCTGGTAAGTTAACGGCTAACATACATAAAGAGCTTAATAATTCAACTGGTGTTACTTTTGGTAGGCATTACAGCTGTTGGCAAGAAATAAATGTTAATGGTTTAGATGAACTTAATATTTCTGCAGATGGTATTGCGCCAGCTAATCAAACAGGTGCTT